TTTTCAGTTAAAGGTGTTTTACTTGTGTCTATTGGAAATGCTATACATCAATACGATGGTAATACAACTGTAGGTTCTGCTATAGTTACTTTACCTTCAGGACAAACATTTACAGATGTTGCCGATGCAGGTGCTGTAGTTTTGGCTACTGCCACAGATGGCAGAATATATTCTTTAAAAGATATATCTGGAACATTAACATTAAAAGGTCAAACAGAAATTACAGGAGAACAACCTACATGTATAGTAGAGTCACAGGGTCTTGTTTTTTATGGCACTAAGGAATTACAAACTGGTACTAAAGTTATAGGAAGACTATACCGTGCAACTTTAACAGTAGCAGATGATTTGTATGTATTATCACAAAATCAGTTAATAAAACAATGGGATGAAGATGGTATTGACAATTCACCTAATACACTTTTTACTACCAGAGATAGTGTATATACAGGTATAAAAGAATCAGGAAGTACAAGTTTTTTATGGAGATACTATTTACCAACAGCAGGTATAGCAAGATATTACAAGGCATCTGCAGGAGGAACTATACATAATATTATAAATATAAACGAAAAATTTTTGTTTTCAGTTTCCTCTGACGGAGTATATCAACAAACATCAACATTTGAAACAGAAGGTTTTCTTGTATTGTCTGCTGCAGACTTTTTTACTGCAGAAAGAAAACAGTTTGTTGGTGCAGAAATATCAACATTTAACTTAGCAGAAAAGACTTCTATAGAATTATTTTTATCAACACAGTTTGAAGCACTAGATGATTCTAACCACTCTAGTTATGAACTGTCTTTAACACAAACAACAGGAACTGGTGACACAGAAGTACAGCTTACAAAAATATCTAGATATATTGTGGGGAAAGTTGTTTTAAAATCAACTAATGGTGCTAATACACCACAATTAAAATCTGTTCAGATTCGTGCATTGGCTAGACCAGAATTAGTTGTAGCACAAATACCTATAAATATATCAGATAGGGTAGAAAGACCAGGAAGAAAACCATTTAAAGTAAAAGGTTTAGGAGATACTTTGTACAATTCTCTTCGTGATAAAGAAGGAGATAGTGTTACTTTAGAATTATTTGACCCTTCAGAAATTATTAGAGGAGTTGTAGAAAGAATTAGCTACCCAATAAATTCAAATGTTGAAAGAGGAAGTGTGACACAGTATGCTATACTTACTGTGCGTGGAACTAGACAACCAGTTGTTACTGATATAACAAGCACTGAATTGTTTGGTATACAAGCACTTGGACTAATGAGGTTTGGAGCTTAATGACAGCACAAGAAGTAACATTTAGTAATTTTTATGAAAGTACATTAGGTGCTATTTTAGCATCAGGTTCTTCAGAAATGACATTAAGTGCAGCACCTACAAGTAATGGAACATCAAATATAGCTGCACCATATTATTTAGTTATTGACCCTGACAATGCTTCTAACAGAGAAGTTGTATTAGTTACAGCAGCATCAGGAGTAAATGTTACAGGAATGACAAGGGATGTAGAAGGAAGACATTCACCTGACCCTACACATGTTTCAGGAACTACAGTTCGTATGGCAGTTGTCAAAGAAATGTTTGAAGATGTACATGACAGGATTGATACAGGTTTTATTTTAGAAGATGGTGATGGAACAGAACAACAAGTAGCAGCAGGAAAAGAAGTCAAGTTTGTAGAAGGTGCTGCAATAGATATTAACTGGACAGATGTTACAGATGGTACAGATGCAGACCCTTATGATATGACTTTCTCTGTAGATATTGCAGGTGCAACTGATGGAACAAGTGTTCAAGTAGAAGGAACTGATGATAAAGTATTATTGCTTGATAATTCAGACAGCACAGTTAAAAAGGTAAATGTTGCACAATTACCTTTTGCAAGTATTGGTTTAGTAATAGCGTTGTCATAATGAGTATGTTAATGATGCTCAAAGAGGGCGGTAGTTTACTAATAGATACAATAGGTAATAAACCTATTGATGAAGATATAGACTTATTACCTGAGGGTGGTAGTCTATCTACAAGTTTCAGAGTTGTATTTAATACATTATCTGTAACAAGTAACACAAGTAGCACAAGTCGTGCTATAGTATTAGAAGTATAGAAATATATGATGGAGAAGATATAAATGGCAGAAACATTTAAAAATGCTTACTTAGATGTACCAAACTCTGAAGCAGATTTTTACACTTGCCCTAGTTCTACAACTGCAATCGTTCTTACATTAAGAATGACAAATGTTGATGGAACAAATGCTGCAACTGTAGATGCTAAAGTTTTAGATAGTGATGGTTCAACTAACTCTATGATTGCTTCAACAATTAATGTACCTGCAGATAGCACATTAGAACTTGCAGGTGCTTCAAAAATTGTTTTAGAAGCAGGAGATAAAGTCAGGTTAACTGCGAGTGCAGCTAGTGATATAGAAGCATTTGCCAGTATTTTAGAAATTACATAACAGGAGTTTTGAATGGGAAGAACTAATGAATTTGGTTATCTCGGTGCAGGACCTGACCAAACAGCGTCAGCTAACACAGGGGTATTCAACTTTACAGAAGTAAATAATTTAACATCCGATGGTGCATTTGCCACTGCAGGAAGCACTGACATTATTGAACTACTTGTAGTAGCAGGTGGTGGTGGTGCTGCAGGTTCTAACAGTAATGGTAGAGGTGGTGCAGGTGGTGGTGGTGCAGGTGGTTTTAGAAACAGCACTACACAAACAGTAACAAGAGGAACTAATGTCACAATAACTATAGGTGCAGGTGGTTCAGGTTCAAGTGGTCATGGTAGTGATGGTGCTGAAAGTTCTTTTGGTTCATTTGAAAGTCATGGTGGTGGTGCTTCTAGGACTGCAACACAAGGAAACTCAGGTGGTTCAGGTGGTGGTGGAAGTAATGATGGTTCTAACAATGTAAATGGTGGCTCAGGCAACGAAGGAAGTTATTCACCTTCTGAAGGCTCTACTGGAGGTCAAAGCCGTGGTGGTGGCGGTGGAGGCGGAGGTGGCGGTGGCGGCATCTCAGGTTCAGGTGGACATGGAGGTACTGATAATAATGGTCATGGTGGTGGTGGTGGTAAAGAAAACTTAATGACAGGTGTATCACAATTTTATGCTGCAGGTGGTAATGGAAGCAGAGGAAACTCAGGAACAAACAATGCTAAAAGCAACTCTACAGATTTAACTACAAGCAGAGCAGGTTGTGGAGATGGTGGTAATGGTGCTACCAATGGTGGACAAGCAGGAACTTCTGCAATAGCTAACTCAGGCTCAGGTGGTGGTGGAGGAGGTTATTCACACGCTGATGGTGGTTCAGGTGGTTCTGGAGTAATTTTATTTAAAGTAGCAAATAGTAAAAAACCTGCTTCTACAACAGGTTCTCCAACAGAAATTTCAATAGGCGATAACACAGTATATAAATTTACTGGTGATGGGTCAGCACAGTTCTAATGGCACACTTTGCAAAACTTGATGAAAACAATGTAGTCTTATCAGTACATGTAGTTAATAATGATATCATTACTGATGAAAATGGAGATGAACAAGAAAGTTTAGGCGTAGCATTTTTAAAAGGTTTACATGGAGATGATACAAACTGGGTACAAACTTCTTACAATGCAAATGTCAGAGGTTCTTATGCTGCAATAGGTGGCACATATAACGCTGAAAAAGATAAATTTATAAGACCTGCAGATTATCCATCATGGACACTTGATGAAAATGATGTATGGCAACCACCAGTAGATTACCCTGCAGACTATGATGCAATCCCTGCCTTAAAAGGTTATATATGGAATGAAGATACAACATCTTGGGATACAGCATGGGAAGCAACAGAAGCATATCCAACAGATGGTAAGAGTTATAGTTGGATTGATGGAGCTTGGGTAGAAGATACAGAATAATTTAAATAAAGGTGGAACATGGCATTTATACTTACACACTATGAAAGCAATGTAAAAACATTTGTTACAACTGTTGAGATACCTTTTCAATGGCAAGTAGATTTAAAACCAAATCAAAATGGTAACCTACCTATTGCTTTAAGAACTATATACAATGGTCTTAATATAACAACTAATCAAAGTACATTACCAAGATTATTAGTGTTAGGAGATTTGCTATAGAACTTAACATATATCCAATAAAAAAAGAATTTGAAATACTACTAGATGCTTACCCACCAGTAGCAGCAAATAAATTTTTACCTCAATGGTACAAAGATAGAAAACCTAATTATGTTACTTTAGATGATGTTATTGTAAATCCCTTAATACAAAAACATGCTAAACAATGTCCTGCAATACAAGATTACTTAGTAGATGGTGTGGTAATTCCTGCATGGACTGATATGCAAATTGTAGTAAATCAAAATGGTGTGGTTGAGTGGTATGTTAGTGCAGGACATAGCGTTGCTTTCAATGAACAATTCTTAGACAATCAAGACCAAAGACAATTAACTGGTATGGGATTATGGGATATTGAGCAAGTCGGAGTATTAAAACTTAGTTCTCCATATATGTTTGTAACACCTAAAGGTTATGGCACACATTTTTATGACCCTTTTTATCATCATAGAAACAACATTAGATTGCTACCTGGAAGAGTAGAAACAGATATATGGCACGAGGTTAATTTTCCATTCGAGTTTAATAATGTAGATGTACCAAAAGAAAGTAAATTAGTTGCTGTAAAAGCAGGAGAACCATTAGTTGTAGCATCTGTATATAAAAAATCTAATAAGACAAAATTATATGTACATGATTATTCTGAAGAAAAACATTACATACATGACAGAAACAATGCTATCAGTAATACTGTAAGTGGTAATTGGCGTAGAACAAAGAAGATATTAGATGAAGAAGAATAAAATAAAATTTGCTATGTTTTCTGACATGGTTTATTACAACAAAGACTTACACCCAAAACCTATGAGAGAGTATATTCCTGAGTGGTACAAAAACATTCCTAATTATGATTATCCTAAAAATAAAACTGTGCAAACTTGTCCATCATTTTTAGATATATTTAAAGAAGGTTATGTAATTACCACACCTGTTGATGTAGTTATTGAAGTAAAAGAAGATGGTTCATATACATGGGAAACTAACAGAATTTATGATATTGATTCGGCACACAACACAGGAGGTGCAGAATTTATACAAGGACATGCTGACATGCAAATGGCAGAACATTTACCTTCGAGTGCAGGTATTGTAAAAATACTAAAGATGCAATTTCCTATGTACATTATGACACCTCCTGGTTATTCATGTAGGCAGATACCTATGACTTATTTGTTTGATAAAAATCAAGATTGGGAAAGTATGTATGGTGTAATAAAGACTGATATTATAAATGAACTTAATATACAAATAGCAATAAAAGAATACAATAAAAAAATATTAATACCACAACATACACCTCTGTGTGTTTATGTACCTTTTAAAAGAACTGATGAACTTGAACTAGAAGTTACTAAATATACAGAAGATGAAGAAGCAAAAAAATATTTTAATAAAAATTATTTAACCATACATGGAACATTTAAGAGCGGTTATCTTAGAAATTTTCGGAAGGCATGATATAATCCGTTGATGGATTATATAATTGGATTTATACTAGGATATTTTTGTCAAAAATTTTTTGTTTGGCTAGATAAATTTGCTGTTCCAAAAGTACCAGACCACTATGATGAAGAGGACTGGGATTTTATTATATGAACAACGGCAACGGATACACTAATAAAGAACTTTTAAATATAATTATTGAAACTCAAGAAAAAACAAATGAAAGAATAGATTTACTACACGAAAAAGTAAACTCAAAAATTTCAAGGCAAGAACTAAGCGGTTGGTTAGTTGCAGGGTCTGCATTGGTGGTGTTAGTCAACGCATTAATGTAGGAGGTTATATGGAATGCTGCGGACACGGTTGCTGCAATGGTGGTTAATACTGTTACTTGTTATAATGCCTATAAAGGCATTAGCTAATGATACAGATACTACAACTACTACTACCACTACTGTACCTGATACTACTACTACGACTATCCCAGGAGAAGTAGAAGAAATAGAAACATTTGATGGACCAGAAGAAACAACTACGACTACAACTGTTCCTGAAGATAACACTACAACAACTACTACTACGACTACAACTGTTCCTGAAACATATGAACAGACTACAGACATAGTAATACCTGAAGACGAGCTAGATAGTCAGGGTAATGAAGTAGAAAATAATATACAAATAGACGATAAACACAGCAATGGTAATTGGAATTGTTGTGGTATGGAAGATTTTCATATGAACTTACATTATTTCCAACATGGAAATGATAGTAATGACTATACATTTACATTACCTGAAACAACAACAGTAGATGAAGAAGAACTTCAAATAGATATATATGAAGTAGGTTTTAGAATTGGTGCATTAAATAATGATGGCACAGTTACATACACACATACTGATGAAACTACACAAGTAAATGTTTTAGAAGGTCAAGACAATACAGATATAGAAAATATGTTTGAAGATGTTGTTTACAACATTTACGACACATTAGAAACATTCATAGAAAGTTTTACAATAACAATTAATGATTGGTCTTTGTTAGATAATATATCATTTAAATACATACAACCAACTACAACAACTACTACATTACCGCCACCTCCAGAACCAGAACCAGAACCAGAGCCTTACATACCGCCACCGCCCCCTGAGCCTGTAAAGGTAGAAGTTGTAATGGATGATGGTACTGTCTCAGAATATGAAGAGCATGAAATAGAAGATGGAACAGTTGAAAGAGATAATGAGCGTAAATTGAATGAAGAAATGTTTGGTTGTTATATGACAGATGCACAAATAGAGCGTGGTGATTGTGATATACCAGAAGAAGAAACTGAAGAAGAAGTTATAATAAAAGATAATGAAGAAGAATACGATACCAAAGGAGAGCTTCCTAAAGATGATGATGTGGTACTTGAGTTGGAACTTGAAGATGAAGTTGAAGAACTTGAAACTATCGAAGAAGATTTTATCATTGAAGAAGAATTTGAAGTGGATATTGACTTGGAGATTGAGATGGTTGATATACCTGAAGAAACAGAATTTGATGACTGGGATACAGAATTTGAGGAAGAAGAAATAGAAGATGAGTTGGACGAAGAGATACCAGGAGATGACGATATCAGAGAGGAAGAAATTCAAGAAGAAGATATCGAAATCAAGAGTGAACAAGAAGATATTAAAGAACCTTTAGAACTTACTGAAGAAGAAGTAGCTGAAGAAGTAGCAGAAGTAGAAGAAGTTATTGAAGATATTGTTATAGAAGAAGTTACTACTGAAGAAGCAATAGAAGTTATAGAACAAGTCAATGACATTGGTGTACAAAATTTAGACCAAGCTACTGAAGAAGTACAAGAAGTTGTTCAAGCTGTTGTAGAAGAAGCAATAGAAAACGTAGAAGAATTAACCGAAGAACAAGTAGAAGTTGTTGCAGAAGTACTACAAGTCCAAGCTGAAGATGTAGAGATTATTGCTGAGGCTGTTAAAGAAGATGAGGTAGTTGCTGAAGCTGTAGAAGAATATGTTGAAAGAGCTGTAGAGAATGCAGATGTAGAAAACTATACACTTGCTGATGTTGTTACTGAAGTGCAGTTCGAAACATTTATAGAAAATCCAATAGAAACTTTTGTTGATATAGATTTTGAAGATATAAGTATTGGAAGTATAGGAGATGATATGACACAAGACCAAAAAGAAAAAGCACAAGAAGTGGTAGTCCCAGTTATTCTGACTAGAATAGCAAGTATGGCTGCATTTGTTTTTAGGAGACAAATATGATAAAGAAATTATGGAATTGGTTTGTAGAAGCTATAAAAGAAACTCTTAACCTAAGTTGGACTTTGGTTGGTTTAGTTATAGCTACGCTTACACTAACTGGTTCTGCCCAGCAAGTAACTGGGTTAGCCACTATAATAACATTAGGTATATGGTTACTAACAATAGGCTTCCGAAAGTAAAGTGTAGAACATTTAAGCACCCAAATGGGTACACAAATGTTTCTATATGTGATTGTAAATATGGTAGTGTTGGTAAATAAAGACAAAGAAGAAGACCATGTTTGGGTTATACTAGATGATGGTTCAAGAGTACACATCTCTTGGTTAGAAGGAGTGGAGAAGAAAAATGAAATTACAAGTAGTTAGAACACAGTTCGGCACAGATGCAACTAATGGTCTGTTGTTTATTGACGGCATATTTGAATGCTATACATTAGAAGACCAGTATCAAGCAGTAAAAGTTATGCACGAAACTTGCATACCAGAAGGTACATATGATATTGAATTTAGAAAAACAGGTGGCTTTCATGCCAAGTATTCAGAAAGATATAAGAATGCACACTATGGTATGCTCCATGTACAAGACGTACCAAACTTTACTTATATCTTAATTCACACAGGTAACACTGATGAACATACATCAGGTTGCCTTATTGTTGGGGAAACACAACAAGATTTAGAAGTATCAAAAGATGGATTTATTGGTAGCAGTACATTAGCTTACAAAAAAATGTATGCAAAAGTTGCAGGTCAACTACTACAAGGTAAAAAAGTAACAATAGAATATACAACTATTAATAAATTATTAGCAGGTACACCTGAAGTGGACAACAAATCTAAAGACCATCTTGTACTAGCTGATTCTGTATATGAAAAATTACAAGAAATAAATGGTAATGTACTTACTATCAAATCAAAACTTAGTGGAAAGGTAATAACATAATGTCAGATTTATTCGAGAAGAATAATAGAAGAAGAAACCAAGAGGGTAAGTTCAAGAAGGACTTATGGTGGACTCCTTGGAATGATGCATGGAGTTATAAAATGAGTGAAGACCTCAAAGATATGCTGGAAAGAACTGTATGGACCTTCGTTGAAGCGTTCATAGGTGCTTTAGTAGTTGCTCCATTAGCTGGTGTAGATGCTGATGCAATTCAATTAGCATTACTAGCTGGTGGTGGTGCTGCGTTAGCAGTTGTCAAAACTTACGCTAAAAAACAAATTAGTAGTTAATACAAATTAAAAGAATAATTTTGATTTTCTTCTACATCGTAGTTGATTGTATCACTCTTAATTAATCTGTATTTCCATTGAGTATTCTTGTGTTCGTGTAAATCACAACGCTCTTTTACTATATCCCAATTTTTGTCGTGTCTTAAATTATATATATGACCACCAAATCTTGGGATGTAATGTTGTAAGAATGTTGTACCACAGACACCTCTTCTGTTTTCTGTTAGTAATCTAGCTATTGTTTCCTCTTGCGACATCATTCATCCTTTCTCCAAAAGCCCTTTCACATTCTTCGCATAGTCCTTTATATGCTTGTAACTCATGTAAATAAGTTTTAAAACAATCTATGCATGTATTGAAAAACACTTTCTCTGTTCCATACAACATTAGAAAGGAGCTTCACCTTCTTTAATATCATCCATACCTTTTGCAGTAGGCATCACTACACCATTGAGAGCTTGTACGTAGTAACTCCATATCTTTGGTGTTTCTTTTTTATAGTCAACTATCCACCAAGATTTAGCAAATCTTTTACCGTCAACTACATCACCTACCTCACACTGTCCCATAGCAGAACATCTAAAGTCAGGTCCTTTTGCAGATGTCTTTTGTGATTCTGGAATGTAATTTACTTTTACTCCACAAGGACACCACAACCCATTTTCATCAATAGCTTTTTTTCCGTTAGGATGATTCAAGTCTTTTGTAGAAAAGTTTGCATCTTCTAATACCTTTATAGGATTAGAACTATCTTGCGATGCAGAAGAAGCCTTGGTCTCAACGGCAGGAGAAAGGCTATCCTGCGACTTATCTGCATCTGATTTTACTGGAACTGAGGGTGGTTTCACCGCGTTAGGTTGAGTTTTTTTTTCAGAGGCATAGTGTTCTTCCTCTGTTGTCCCCCCTGTCCATAGCTCTAGACCTATTCCAAATCTCATACAACATCTTTTAATACCATCTGATACAGCTAGTTTAAGTATCTCGCTTTCGGTAATGTTTCTATTCATTGCATTCATATCAACATCTCCTACTTCGTCTACTGTACCTAGTCCTTCTATAATGAGTGTGCATTTTGCACCAACAATAGAATTATCTTTACCTCTGATAACTTCGTAAAAGAAGTTGTACTCTCCTGGTATCACATCAACAAGTCGTTGTGTGTATATGTGATGGGGTACATAGTCCCCAAACTTACCCTTTGGTGCAGGTTTTACCACACTTTTAGGGAAGTCTTTGATTAATTTTTTATGTTTTTCCTTGTCCATTTGCACTCCTTATAATGCCATGCCTGTCAATATACCTACAAGATAGATTACTATGCCTAGAGATATAACTTGATACTGTAATTTCATTCTTCTAAATTCACTAGATACTCTGCTGTTACTCCTTTAGAAGGTTTTACAAACAAACAGAATTGTGATGGTCTACCCATTGCAGCTAACTGTTCAAGTGCATATCCATTATGACTTTCAGTTGAGCCGTTTACCCATACTCTTACATCATTTAGATATAGAGATGTTGGTGTGTGGTAGTGTCCACATACTGCGTGTGTAAAATCCTCCATCAGTTCAGCACTTGCTAATGCCTTCCAACCTAAGATTTTTTTGTTGTATCCATAGAAAGGTAGTCCCATACTACCTCTAATGTTGTCGCCATGAAAACAAAAGAACTTTGCTTTGACTCCTAAATTAGCAATGGTATACCATTTCTTTTCAGGAATATGCCATTTCATTCTTGGCTCGTTCTTGAACATAGTTTCCATTATCTTACCTAGCATTCTGTCTGCGTTAGTTTCAGGGTTGTAATCTCTACGACTCCTACCACCTAACGCACCATGATTACCTATTACCCAATAACATTCAACCTCCTCGAAGTGAGAAAGTAATATGCTAAAGAACTCATACAACATAGCAGGTCCATCAACAGTTACTTGTTTGTAAAGTGAACTGTCAATTTCATGTGCTTGTCCAGGAAAAATCAATTCACCCTCCACAATATCGCCAAGTGCTAGAACTACACATTTCTTAATAGTGTGGTTTGCACCCTGCAACTGAGAGAGATTCACGATTTTCTCTGCATATTTAATGACTCTCTTTGATGCTATCTTAGAGTTGTATGTTTCGGTATTTTTTGCGAGTTGAATATCGCTTAGTAAAGGGACACAGATTTCTTGCCCTTTTGTTTTTGATTTAGTAGGGGCTTTTACTTTTGGTAATGTAACAGTTGACATACCATCTTTAGCTCCTTTGTATACTGCTTCTACTAAGTCAGCTTTTTTGTCTTTGAGTTTTTCAATTTGCCTTAATAATCTTTTGTTTGTATTTTTAAGGTCTGTAATTTTATCACTCTCAACCTCTGCTAAGAGTTTAACTAACTTAGCTTCCTCGTTCTTGTTCATGTTTTTCCTTTAAGTATGATAGCCACCTGTTAACACCAGCTCTAGATACTTTGAACTTGTATTCCTCTGTTAAGATTCTACTTACAGCAGTAGAGTTTGGTTTTTTACCTTCTTTGACAAGGACTTCTATGCCCTCAACAAATGGTTTTACTTCATCTGGTACTTGTAAATACCATGCAGTAACACCTCCCTGTTTTTTAGAGTAAGCCATTTCAAGTAGCTCCTCTATGTTTTTCTTATCGCTCATGTGGTAATCATATCATTGTTCGCCCTATATACAAGTATTAAATAGAATTATTTTATAAGCATGTATATGCATATGCATAGAAAAAAAAACAAAAAAAAATGCCCCCCAATGTGCGAACAACCACACACTTGGGGGGCATTTATAAGCTACTTATGGTATCTATTGCTAGATACTTAGTCTATTGCTAGACTTAAGTAGCTTTAACCTACATATCTAGCATACTGTTTAGCATACTCTTTGACATGTTCTATGTCATTGATAGGTATAATTTCATTAAGAGTCATGAATCTAAAAATCTCCATGACTTTATCATGTGATAGTGTTTGTGTACTACCAGATTCGTTATCCTGTACACCAACCACTTGCATGTCGCTAACCCAAATTCTTGGCTTAGGTAACTTAGCCAACCATTTGAGAGCTTCTAGGTCAATAGAGTTACAACCATAGTCCATTAGTTTGTCTATCGCTGTTGTATCCATACGACCATCTTTAGCTATGATTCTAATATCTCCGTCATATCCATTGATAGTATTACCATACCCTACATAACCAGCCATATTAGTAGCTGGTAATATTTCTACAATTTCTCGTACATCATCACTAGTAAAGCCCATACTTCCAGAGCAGTCAATCATTATGCTACCACCTGCAATATGTTTTCTTTGTTTGAATACTTTTCTATCAGTAATGATTCTATGTACATTTCTTGGTTTTACACCATACTCGCCTTGAGTTACTGTTAGTTTTTGTAACGCTTTGCGAATAGCTTTGTTGCCTTTGAACACATGCAGTTTAGCTTTACCATGCACACCACCATTATTACTTAGGTAGTCAACAGCATGTTTAAAGTTTCTCTCTGCTTTTGTAACAATCTTTTTAGCAAGTGAATCATCAATATACTTAGGCATAGCCAACTCTTGTAATTTAGTATCTCTGTCTTTTTGTGTTTGACTTTTAACTTTATCAAGTTTAGACATATCGCCTACTTCTCCATTAACAACAGAAGGTATACCTGTTAGTATACTTTTCCAATGATTAGAGTACCACTCATGTCTATCATATAACATATTGTATACTTTTCTAGCATGTTTGGTAGGTTGGAACTTCAAATACCGAATTTTCCAACGCTCCTCCTCATTATCATAACTCCACTTAGAAGGTCTCTTACGCTTATTAATATATCTAATAGCACTATTGAGATTTTCCAGACTTGAGTTAACAACTCTATGCACAGCAGATACTTCCCATTTAAGTTCAGCATCGTTCCTAACTATTTGCAATGGTGCATTTCTACGAACTGCACTCTCTATCGTATCGCTCCAATCATCACCATACAGTTGACCTATACCATTTCTAGTAAAGCCAAATGTTTTGATTGCAAAACTCGTAAGTGTCTTACTAATATCATCACTAGATTTATTCTTGTCTAGTTCCGTATATAGTAAGTCAACTAGTTGGTCTACATAGTAAGTAAAGTTTCTATAACTCATCTTTGGTAGATAATTAGAAACATTGTAGCTTTGTCCATTGTGTTCATCTTGTAAGTTACTTGAGTATTTACTCAATTCCTTAGATGTTTTTACTAAGACTGCTCTTGCAATAGGCAAGATACAAAGAGTTTGAGCAACAGACATAATATCCCAATCAATCTCTCCTCTGTACATAGCACGACTAAAGTATTTCTTACGCAGGGTTTGTAATAACATTGCCCTATTAACATCATGCTGAGTATCATACGAGGAACTTGGTATAGGTATACCATGCCTAGTAGCAGATACACTTTTGTCTTTCTCATAAGTATATCTTTGTATCTTGTTGCCTTGCAATGCTAGGTTAGGTAAGCTCTTTGGTAACTGCTTACTCGATTTTCTAGCTTTGAATAGCATTAGTTGTTTTCGTTTTCGGTAAATGCTTCATCACTATCAACGACAGTTAAGGCTTCTACCATAGTTTCAGCAAAGGATTCACTAGCTCCAAATACTGCAAAACAAGCCGTAGTAACATCAACTCCTTGCTTGTTAATGAGTCTGTCTAGTTCCATAAAGCTACGAATAGAACTATCAGTACCTTCAATATCTTGCATTACACTAGCAATCTTTGGTGTAAGACTCTCAATAGCTTGAGGGTGTATCGTATCAATATTAATCTTGATAGGGAATCTGTCCCTCAATGCTTCGCTCAAGTCCTCAGGCTCTCCGTTCATAGTTGCTATGACTTGGAATCCCTTTGCAGGTCTAACAATTTCTTTCTCCTCATTAGGAAGTGTCATCTCTGCAAACTCTACATCATCAAGTAGAGCATGTAGTATTGAACTAACATCTTGACCTGCATGGTCTATCTCGTTAATTACTAACCTACCACCTTGCTTCCACATCTGGACTGCAACGCCATCGTTCCATACCATACCATTGTTACCAGCTAGTATGTAATGACCGACCAAATCAGTCGCAGTAGTTTCTGGTGTTAGCGTAATAGATTTTCTTGGTTTGTTTTTCTTCATACCAAGTTTCATTGCTGAATAGGTTTTACCTGTACCGGGCTTACCATAGAGCAATATTCTTGGGGACTTAATTACTTCCTCAAGTAATGTCCATTGATTCTCCATTATTCCTCCTCCTTAAGTAGACTCTCTACTTGTGTAATGAAGTCATTAGTAATAGACTCCGTATCCATAGACGACCATACATCATAAGTAGCTTCATCAACTTGTACTGCTGGTGGTACTTCTGGTAGTAGTTCGTATGCTTCGGCAGGAATATCTACCATACCTGTATGGCTATTCTCATAGTCATCAGTAAATACAAATTCCCAAATAGTTCGGTAATGTGTATCACTTGGCTCTCCTGCTATAAAGTGATGAGGTACAACAAGTCGCAGAAAGACAGGAAACTTCTTATCTATCTGTTTGTCTTGGCTGTCCTCAAATAACCAATCAGCAAGACTTTGGTTGTACCCTATGTCTACTGATAGTTCGTTGAGATATTGTAATATATCTCTAGTGATAGCAACATGCTTCTTTGGTATAGTCGCATCACTTATGTCTTTACCTATGTTGGTTAACATAGTTTCTATTTCTGGATTCAATCCATCATTATTTTCCATGTGTTTTTCTCCCATAGTTAGCGAGTTTCCCTCCGTACTTTTTTATGAGTTCTTGTCTTTCTCTAGACCACTCACAAATTTCCTCAAGAAACTCAATATCATTGCACTCTGCAATGAAACTGTTTAATTCCTCGTGCATAACAGGTCTTACGACACTAGTTACGAACTTCTTTATTTCCTCGTTACTCACAACAATCACAATTCCTTCCCATAGCCTCCATGTTTACTTGCTCATACAAAGTAAACGCTGCTATATGTGCGTTGTGTCTAACACAACCAATTAGAATTTGGTTATCTATATTGATACCAACTTCTATATGTGCGTATTCACGAGGACTCATGCTTTTATCACTCATTTCCCACTCCTCGTTACACATACGACAATGTACAAACGAGATAATGTCGTGAGATTTGATTGCTTCAGGCATTATTCCTCCTCTTGTTTAAAGACATTTTTAAGGAAGTCATCAACATTTGCGTTTCTCATTTCCTCAAAGTCTTTTCCATTAGTAGTCGCCACCATATTTGCTACTGCATCAGGGTGTCCAAGTACAACTACTTCAGGCATTTCTACTTGTACGCCTTCTAGAAAGCGTTTCCAAGTCTTGCCTTTCGTTGTCATAAGAGCTCCTTGTGCAACCACATCACAAAAGACTTTTGCATAGTCCTCTGGTTTCTTACACTCGCTTAAGTCAATGACACCATCACTTACTCCGTCCTCCATTACTTGTGCTGTGAAGTAAGCAAAAGCTCTAACTATTTCTTTAGTATTGTTCTCTACTAGTTTCATGAAATAGTCCATGACTAGTTCAACAGGATTATTTTTTGGTGCAAAATACCAATCTCCTGTTAAGCTCCCATTTTCTTTTTCTTTGTCTAGCCGTAACGACCTCAGCCCAAATATTCTGGGTGGGAAGTTACTTGCTGGTAGCAAAGGATTGAATCCAAGATTTCTTGCTTGTTCAAACATCTCAGTCCAATGCTCTGCATCACTGTCAAAATCATAAAATTCTTTTGACATATTAGCCCTCCTTTATTTATTGTTCTTCTTCATTTGACATACCAGAGTCGTTATACCTCACTAGTAAGTAGATGAAGCCTTTATCTCCTTCTCTATAAGTAACACGAAACTCAAATCCTAAGTCTTTTAGGACTACTCTGTACCTAGTACAACGAGTTCTCATATTCCCATAGTTCTCAGCATTGTCCTCTTGCATATCAAAGACATACCAAGTCATAGGATTTTTCTTTACTTTGTTAAGAATCTTTGAGTTCTTGTCAAAGTATCTCATTTGCTTTTCTTCCTTAGTCAAAGGGCGTTTACCCTTAATAGGCTCTGTATTATTGCTTGTCTTGAATACATTGCCTATGACATTGTCGGTCATTACAACCTCCTCTTTGTGTTGAGTTTGCGAACACTACCATACCCACAAGTCCAACACTTCACTATGTTGAGTACAGTTGATTTAACATTTGCAAGTTGACCTACTACGGACATCTCGCCTTGTTTACAGTTATCACATAACATTTTTCTCCTTTGATAGATAACGAGAGGTGTACATCGTACGCAAATTACGGCAAGTAATTGGGAAGGGGATTCCCTGAATATACACCTCTCGCTACCTACACTTCGGTCATCAGTTTCAAACAGGGCTGTAAAGTACTGACTCCTACTTATAAGTAACGAGCAACTATCACAGTAGTTACTTCTATCATCACAACACTCACACAAAGGGCAAACAATCCAATGCCCTATTTAATGATGTGATAGATAGCCTAGAACAGACACTATCGCTTCACATACAGCGTAACAATATATGTAGGGAAAAATATAAACACCTACTACGCTGATAAGCAGTTAACTTACCCATAACTATTTGTATACAAAGTTCTCACTCTCGTGAAGTGTCTGCTCTAAGCTACCTACCTATATCGTTTGCACGACTTGTACAGGGAGTACTATGTAATAGATAGATAGCACGATACCTACAACTTATTGAATAATTTATTGGTTGCAATGCAACAGTTGAGAACATCAATCTCGTATAGATATCGTGCTACCTACTAACCTTTACGCAAGTGTCCAGCTTGTTTTATACTTAGTAGATAGCAGGGCTTGGCGTAGATTCACTACGCGTAGGCATGTGAAATGGTGTATGCTATGTAGCATACGCCTACATGGACAAGCCACTCATTAGTTCTTATATAAAAACTACTAACAGTAGTCGCATACCATAGTCATAGGTAGTTGTAACCCACAACCTTTGCAGTATGGCTTGAATAAATCGCTATGGCTAGGGCAACAACCTTCTGCTATATCATGGTCGTACTTAGTGTCGCCTAGCAAAGCTAGTTTCTCCTCGTAATCAGCGTTAGTAATACCCTCATAGTGTCCCTCATCAATGGACTTCTGTTTAGTATCTATAACATCGTGAATACTAGCTAGGTATTCAGCATGTTCTTTGCTGTTTACTTTGAAGTCAACTTCCCTACACGAGTAACAAGCTCGTTGTGATGATGTATTCTTACGACAGTAAATACATGCACCAGAGGGAAGTGGTATGTCAGGTCTTACAGTAGGCTCACGCATACTGTCTATGGTAGAGCCTTCTTTGTAAGTACCCTTCGGCAAGTAACTTGCCTTGTCAGTATTATGTCCTTGTATAAACATAATAATTCCTAATTACATCAAGTAGCGTGAGTACAAGATATTTAATTCTAATTATCTTTACATCAAGCCACGAGAAGTACCACATTATTTTTATTTTTCTTATCATAATGATTCCCCTTTGTATGTACGCAATAAATACATAATGTATATATTGACTTGCAATTTTGCTTGAACTCAAGCTAACATCTCTTGCTATTCATAAGACCCTGTATACTAGTGAGACTTGACAACCCCTATGCGGTAACCACTATGCGTTCATAATTTCGTATTTAAATATATAGACTCAAAAAAAATTCAAAAGTTTTTTTCTATATAGACTATGCCTACTAGCAATTTATTTCCTATGTATTTTTTTACAGGACTGAGAGGCGTTCACATTACTATATATAAACATTATGCGTAATACTTATGCATAATCATATTCGTATGCATAGATTTACCAGAGCTGATAATCGTTCACTTATGTATGCATATTTTTCGTATGTATACGCCCCCCTATGCGAAAAAAAAATTTTTATTTTATTTCATATATATAGGGATATGTGGTATAATTCTTATATAGGGAAAAACCCAATAAAATTAGGCTTTTGCTCTGTGAGAACGATAGAGCCGATTTAAGACCTAGTTTTTGCTTTTGGGCTACAATTCCCCACAATCGAACTAAACCCCTCTTAAAATCAAACCTCAAGCGAGTTAGGGCTATCGTGAGCTAATGTTTTGTATCTAGGTATAGCTTTTTTGATTAGGTTGATTATGCATAATGCATAGGGGGAGAGCATAAAAAAAACCCCCCTACGCATAGGGGGGCTTTTTGTTTAGGCTAGATTTAGTAATCTAAAGGGCTACCCTTAAATTTACTATTCATAAAAGCCTTAGCCTGTTGAATTGTAGGAACTTTGCCCTCAAATTCTTGAGCTATACGATTAGAGCCTATAAGCCCCATAAATTCGCTACTCATAGAGCCATTTTTTAATGGCTTTAGAGCCTTACGATTTAAGGGACTAGGGCTAATTTCCATAAGAGCCTTGAATTGAATTACAGCTTCATACTGTTTCAAAACCCCTAATGGCTTATAGTTTCCATCTACTAAATCGCAGATGATATAGCGAGTTTTTCCTTCGCTATCCTTATCGTATTTTAGGGAAATATCCCCACGAGTCTTGACGACTGTGTATTTCCCGAATTTGCTTTTATATGGTTGAAATAAGGATTCTTGTACCCCCATTTTTTACCTGCCTTTACTTTAACGATTCGACTTTTTCGAATCTACTGAAATTAAAGCTAGTACAAGTTTCAAATCTTGTCAAGCACCAAAAGAACACGAGCCGAACATTAGTTATTTTTTACTGTTTTGTTTTCCTTACGCATAGGGCTTATGCGAACTATAAATCGTTTCAATGCATAGGAACTAATTTTAATTCAACATGGGACACATAGGGGCATACATACGCATACGAGCACAAATCTAGATGTAAAGTTTAGATTTAGATTTCCTATTATACGAGTACGCATTATGCCTACGCATGTGTATGCGAGGGGGGATTTAACCCAGCTACCCCCTATATATAGTACGTAAGTAGAGAAAAATTATGTGGTAACTTGTCTAATTAGGTACTGTGGTGTAGCAGGTATATTACACGACAAGGAAGGTATAGTTGAGAACTACACCACCGTACACTATGTCCTACTTTAACAGTAAAGAGGACTAAACACAAGCGTTTAAAACTTTCTTTTAAATGTGTAGTGTTTGTCGTTTTGTGCGTGAGCGGACATATGCGTGTAATTTTTTTAAAAATTTAATAACCTTATTCCTTGGGTACTAGCCTTGTGGTAATCCCAGTCCTTATCCTTGATAAGTAGCTAGCTTTTAGCCGTCCGATAGCTCCTTTACCTGTAAATACCTTATTAAAAAATATTTGTAACTTTACTATAACAGTATGATATCTATATGCAAGAACTAGGTAGACAACTTGTTAGGAAGTGGTATGAGACTATAGTTGACACAGATGGCAACATCGTGTATGTCGTGCGTCCTGCTGGTAAAGAAGAAAAAGAAAAGGGTGCTGATTTTTTTATAGTATCTAATGAATTAGAATCTAGGTTTCTTAAAGTAAAAACAGATAAAGAAATAATAAAAACAGACCTAGTTTCTCTAGAACTATATAAAGAAAACGACCAACTAGAAATAGGCGAAGCCATGCAAACATTCCCAGATTACTTTTTCTACTGGATTTACCCAACCGCAGAGCTTCTTTACTGGAATCCTTCAGAGCTAAATCCTTACCTAATGAAACAGGTAATAGAAATAAAAAATTTTTTTTCACACACAATAAAGCTCGATAAGAGCGAGTTGCTCGCAACAGGGCTGGTACGTACGCATACGATATCAGAAAATTTATTACAAGAAATCTTAAATAAAAAATATTAATATAAGCAAATGGGTAAGTTAATTGCAATTTGCAAAAGTTGCAACAAACCACTTGAGATAACTAAGAAGCACAAGAAATGTGTTAATCTTGGTTGCATAAGATATAATGCAATTATTATAAGGAGATAACATGTACGGTAAAATGTATAGCAAGCCTAAAAAGAAAAAGGGCAAAAAAAAGAAAAAAAGAATGTAATGGCACACGAGACGCGTAAGAAGAATCTATTAAAGAAGCATGGACTATCAGGTGTTAACAAACCGAAACGCACACCAAAACATCCTAAGAAGTCGCATGTTGTTTTAGCTCAAGAAGGACATACTTTAAAGCTAATTAGGTTTGGACAACAAGGTGTCTCAGGTGCAGGTAAAAACCCTAAGTCAGCTAAAGATAAAGCTAGAAGAAAATCTTTTAAGGCACGTCATGCTAAGAATATTAAAAAAGGAAAGATGTCTGCTGCCTATTGGGCAAACAAGACAAAATGGTAGAGGAGATATATTATGGCAAAAAAGAAACCAGCAAGAAAACCAATAAACGCAAAGACAAAAGCAACTTTGCAAAAGAAAGCTGCAAACTCTAAATATACTTATGGACAGCTTGCACAAGTATACAGAAGAGGACAAGGAGCATATTTATCATCAGGTAGTAAGTCAGCTTCCATGGCTGCTTGGGCTATGGGGAGAGTTAATAGTTTTATTAGGGGTGGTCATTCTCAAGATAATGACATAAAGAAAAAAGGTAAATCTAGTGCCAAAAAGAAAAAATAAATACGAAAAAGGTGTTCCTGCTAAGTACCTTAAGAATAAAAAAAATCCTAAATCAAAAGTTGCTGCTGAAATAAAAAGAACAGCTAAAGCATATAAAGAAGGTAGATACATAGATTTGAAAGCTGTACAGAAATCAAGAGCAACAAGAAAGAAAAAAAGATAATGGCTAAAACTGTAAGTTGGATGTGGAAGGGTAAAAGGTATTATGGTACGCTCATTAGAGAAACTAAGACACATAAGTTTGCTAGAACAAAAAACGGAAAGATAAAGAAAATTAAAAAATGAAAGTTAAAGGCGTAGATATATCAAAACTTACTAAGTCTCAACAAAAGGCTATGAAAAAACATTCCAAACATCATACAAAAAAACATATGCAATATATGTACAACAGTATGAGAAGAGGAGCTAGTTTTAGTAAAGCACATGTAAATGCACAAAAGAAAGTAGGTAAGTAATGCCAAAAAGTAATGGTAACTATTCTGAAGCACAGAAAAAAATTGCACGAGTTGCTCCACCATTTGACAAAATAACTGGTGCTGATTTTAAAAAATTACGACAAAGCGGTAAACGAAAAAAGAAAAGCTAATGGCTAATTTATTTAGTGAGCCTAAAGCACTCAAGAAATGGGCGATTGCATTAGCTAACGCTTGTGGTGGACAAGAAGTACAGCAATCAAGTATTAAATTAAATCAACATAATGTTGCAAAAGTAGATAAATTGTTAGAACAATTTGTTATAGATTACAACTTCAATATGCAAACTATGAATGAAGTAAGAGCAAAACAAGAAGAAGAATGAAAAAATCATATTGGATAAGATTTAAAAATAGTGATTTTAAAAAAGATAAAGAATTAGTTTACAAGATGTTAACTGATTTAAGAATCAAAGAAATGGATATTAATGCCTAATTTAGTTTGTGTATCTCCAGAATGCGACAATGCATTACCTAAAGGTAAAAGAAAATATTGTTCTGATACTTGTAAATGGAGAGAACAAAAAAGAGTACATAGAAATGCAAAACAAAATAGAGAATACAAACCAGAAGTAAAAAAAGTAAATAAATCTAAAGTAGCTACAACAAGACGAGGTGCTTTGTATGACAAGTTTGTAGAAGAAGGTTATGCATTAGATTTAATAAACGGAACAATGAAGCGTAATGCAATAGCAGAATTACTAGGTTGTACTCCAGCACATATTTCTAGATTACTTGGTGCATATCAAGAAGATATAGAACAAGCTGCACAAACTAAAAATTGGAAAAAATCAGAAGCTACATTACAAGCAGAAAAAGATTTTCAAAATTTTAGAGATATGTATTTCCAAACAGAAAAAGGTGAGTTGTTTGAAACAGCAGACTTCCACAAAGTATGGATAGATTCTATTATAAAAGCTATAGAAACAGGTGGACAACAAATGATTTTATCTCCACCTAGACATGGTAAAACAGAATTACTTATACATTTTGTAGTTTGGCTTATATGCACTAATCCAAATATTAGAATCATGTGGGTTGGTGGTAATGAAGACATTGCAAAAAACTCTGTGTCATCAATTATGGATACATTAGATAACAATGATAAATTAAAAGAAGCATACTGTGGACCAGGTGGTAGTTTTAAACCTGCAAACAGAACTGGTAAATCATGGTCACAAAATCAATTTTCTGTTGCAACAAGAACTATACCTGGTATTAAATCACCTACAATGATTGGCATAGGTAGGGGTGGTAAGATTCTATCTAGAGACTGTGACATTATTATTGCAGACGACATTGAAGACCATAGTTCTACAATGCAACCTAAGTCAAGAGAAAACACAAAACAATGGTGGACAACAACTTTAGGTTCAAGAAAAGAAGAACATACAGCTATGGTTATTATTGGTTCAAGACAACATCCAGAAGATTTGTATT